GTCAGAAGAGGAACTCACTGCCCAGGCAGCGAAGCTGGCCGGCCTGAAGCCGGCGGCCGATGCGGATCCTGTGGTGGTCACGGTCCAGGAACCCCGTGGCGGGCTTGACCCCACGATCAACCCGAACGAGCAGTCCGGGTACGACGCGTGGGAAGCCTACAAGCGGAACCGTCACTAACCTTCCCCACCCCCTAAGCGCCTCCGGGCGCTTTTTTCATGCCCCCTGAAAGGGACAACACCATGACTTACGCACCCCACCTGAAGGTGAAGCCCGAGGTCCTCATCCAGGCCGCGGTCTCCGCCCTCAAGGACCAGCTCGTCATCTCCAACACGGTGACCAAGCGCAACGACCTCACGACCTTCTTCAAGGCCGAAGGCGACACCATCTCCCAGCGCGTGAAGGGCACCGTCCCGGTGCGTACCTACACCCCGCGCAACGACCGGTCACAGCCCATCCTGACGGACACCTACTCCGAGTCCGTCGTGACCGTGACGATCTCCGCCGACCGCCCCTACTCGGCCATCAAGATGACCGATGAACAGGCCGACTGGGATTTCCAGGACGGCTGGGGCGACATCATCGACGCCCAGACCTCCTCGATCGCCTCCTACCTGGAGCACGGTGTTCTCAACCAGATCCTCAAGGCTCCCTACGAGCGCGTGATCCTGGTCAAGGACGACTCCGCCGGCATCACCGCCGCGGACACCGCCAACCAGGATGTCTTCTACAACGCCGTCGTGGAAGCGAAGAAGGCCCTGCGCCTGATGCGCACCCCGAACGACACCCTCTACTGCATCTGCGGCGTCGACTTCGAGGAGAAGATCCTCAAGTCCAACCGGTTCCTGAAGGACCAGGGCACGGGCGATTCCGCCCTGACCACGGCCACCCTCGGCACCATCGCCGGTGTCAAGTTCGTGTCCACCACGCACATCCCCGCGGATGAAGCGTACATGTACGCCAGCTCCGGATTCCTCGCCTTTACCGGCGTCCCGCGCATCCCGCGGTCCGTACCGTTCGGCGCCGCGGCGTCTGCCGGCGGATGGGCACTCCGTTTCCTGATGGACTACGACACCGCCTACCTGACCGACCGTTCGGTCTTCGACTGCTACGCCGGTTACTCCTACGTCAAGGACCGCCTGACGGTATTCGACGGCCGCTCCAACGAGCTGGTTTCCCCGGATGAGTACTTCGTCCGCGGCGTCAAGCTGGCCCTGAAGTCCAGCACTTCCGCGATCGAGAAGAAGCCGGGCGACGGCTCCAGCACGACCCCGGGCGGCTCCGCTTCCTCCTTCCTGGCCAAGGCCTACAACCTGCAGCCGATCACCGCTGCCGAGGTTCAGGGCGAGCCCTTCCCGCTGGGTGGCAACTACCCGGGCGCTAAGGCTACGGCCACGGCCGCCATCACCAAGTCCGGCTCCACCATCGGCTCCATCGCCGTTGTGGCCCAGGGCTACGGCTACACCTCCACCCCGACGGTCACCATCTCCGGCGGCGCCGGCACCGGCGCTACCGCTGTTGCCTCCATCCGCAACGGCCAGGTTGTGTCCATCGCGGTCACCAACGCGGGCACCGGCTACACCGGCACCCCGACCGTTACCGTCGCAGCCCCGTAGGAGTAACCCGTGCCAGCACTCGCAACAGTCGCCCAGGTGGCAGCCCGCATCGGCGAGCCGATCACCGAAACCGACGACGTACAGCTGGCCGTGGCCTGCCTCAACGAGGCGTCGGAACAAATCCGGCACTACGCCCAGCAGCCCTACTGGACCGCTGAGAGCGCCCCTGCAGTCGCCGTCACCATCGCGGTGGCGGCGGCTGCCCGGGGGGTGCTCAATCCTTCCGGCTTCGATATGGAGCGAGGGGACATGGTCACATTCAACAGAAATAAGGACTATGTCGCCGGCGCTGCCCTGACCGCGCAGGAGATCACGATCGTCCGGGCGCTCGGCCGCTCCGGCAACGTCCGCTCGGTCTCACTCCACAACTGCGACCGGCCCGTCCCGCGGAGCCGGACCATGGCTGAGGACCGGGGCTACGCCCCGGTGGACTGGGGCGGCAACAAGCCGTTCCCGCTCGGGTACGAGTGATGGCGCGCTCCGTTCTGCTCGACAAGGGCAGGTCCAAGATGCTCATCTACCGCGAGGTCACCACGACCAATGCCCGCGGCGACACGGTGAAGGTCCCGGCCGAGACCCCGGACGTGGTCTGGGTCACCACCTCGTCCCAGCGCCAGGGTGACGCGGAAATCGCCGGCCAGGTGTCCATCAAGTCGATGCGCTGCATTACCCGGTGGGCCCCCGTGGGTTCCTGGGCCCGCATCGTCTTCGACGGTGAGGAGTGGGACCTTGCGACCCCGCCCCGGTTCACGCCCGGGCTGTCCAAGGCCACGCAGCACGTCGAGTTCATCATCCGTTCCCGCAACCGTCTGGACGAGCCCCATGTCTAACATCGACTGGTATCACCCCGCCCGGGGCGGCCGCGGACCCGAGTCCTCCACCGGCGCGGTGGTCAGCCACCTGCCCGGCGTCCGCGCCGCGGTGGTGCAGAAAGCGAACTCCATGGCCAGCGAGGCCTGGGTCCAGCTGCTCTGGCACCGCCAGACCGGCGCCGCTTCCGTCAAGGTGGTCGCTCCCCCGACCACCGAGCTGGACGCCTGGGTCGTCCTCCATGACGCCGACCCCGGCGGCAACGGCCGGGGAGGCAAGAACAAGCACAAGCGTTCCGCGCTGTCGATTGAACTGGGCTGGCACCAGGACAATGCGTTCGGCATCGAAGGCAATTCCGCCGGCCACCCCGGCCTGCACATCCTGGACGGCGTCATGAAACGCGCCATCCAGAACTACGGGGGGCGCTGATGCTGGTCCCTGAACACACCCCGTTCTTCGGCTCGGTCGACGACCTGCTCCGGGAAGTCCTGGAGAAGTTCTTCACCGGACAGAACGTCCACGTCTACACCCTGTTCTCCGAGAACATGCAGACGCCGGCCATCGTGGCCCGCCGCGACCGGCGCTCCGGCACCCTCGCCCTGCAGTCCCGGGATGACCGGTTCATGCAGCCGGCCATCGTCGCGGTCTCCACCATCACCGAAGGCCCCGATGCCGACGAGATGGGGGAGGAGTTGCAGGAGATGTGCCGCTACGCACTGCGCCAGGCGCAGCAGTTGCAGGTGTCCATCCCCGGATGCGGGTCCATTGCGGTCCTAGAAGGATCAACCCACCCCGCGAAAGTTGCCGACTGGCAGACAAGTACTTCCGTCGTCCAATACGCATCTTTGCCGAAGAATGCAGTGCGGTATGAGGCAATCTACCGTCTGTTAATTCGGCCACCTGACCAATCCACCGTCACAAACCGCTTCAAGCCCCAGTCATAAGACGGGGCTTTTTTTATGGGGCTGAGCCCCTTCTAGGAGACACATCTCATGGCACTGAATAACGCTGCCGTTCTGAAGGTGGGCGTCGGCCACTTCTACACGGCCCCGGTAGGGACCGCCCTCCCCGCCGACCTCCGCAACCCCGCCGGACCCTGGACCCACATGGGCCACACGTCCGTCGCTGACATCCTCTCCGCCGCCTCCGAAGGCGGCGAGACCACGACCCTCCGTTCCCTGCAGAACGCCACCCTCCGGACCTCCACGGCCGCCCGCACCGAAGCGTTCGTCATGAACCTGCTTCAGTTTGACAGTGCGAGCCTTAAGCTGTATTACGGGTCCAACGCGACCGTCGACGGCAACGGACACCTCTCCGTCCCGTCGTCCCCGGTCCCCACCGAGGTTGCCTGGCTGGTTGTCTTCTACGACGGCCAGACCACCGCCGGCGTATACGCCCCGAAGGCCTCCATCTTCCGCAACGATGACCTGTCGGTCTCGGACACGGAGAACCTGGTCCAGCTTTCGCTGCGCGTGACCCCGCTGCAGAACGGCGCCAACGACTACTCCTTCAAGTGGCTGCCCCCGACGGTCATCCTGTCCACCGCCACGGCCACCGCCTCCCGCACGGCCAACGCTGTGTCCGCTGTGACCGTGACCTCCGGCGGCTCCGGCTACTCCACCGTCCCCGCTGTGACCTTCTCCGGCGGCGGCGGCACGGGTGCCGCTGCTACGGCAGTTGTGACCGGCGGCGTGGTGACCGCGATCAACGTCACCAACGGCGGTACCGGCTACACCACGGACCCGACCGTCACCGTCGCGGCCCCGTAGTCCCAAGACCCCTGTGGGGCCGGTGCGGACCCGGCCCCACAGGCCTTACCCCTGTCCGCGAAGTTTCACCACTTTCACCACTTTCACCTACTTTCACCCCCCTACTGAGGAGATCAGCTATGTCCGCACTGAAGCTGGATGACCTGCGCAAGGGCGCAGAGAGCAAGTACCCCGACTTCGAAATCGAGACCGAGGACGGGAAGGTCCTTGGTTTCCACCCGATCTTCCGGCTGCCCAAGGCCAAGCGCAAGGCTGTGGCCGCAGCATTCGACGTCCAGAAGCGCGCTGAGGCCCTCGGCGAGGACTCCGACGTCGACCAGCCCGAGCTGTTCATCTCGGTCCTCTCCGACGCCCTGGAGGCGGCGGAACGCACCAAGGGTGACTTCGCCGCGCTGGCCGAATGGGCCGGCATGGAGGACCTGGGGATCTGGCTCTACATCTTCACCAACTACTCCGAAGTAACCGACCTGGGGGAAGCCTCTCCCTCGGAGAGCTGATCGACTCCGGATACGGCGAGGAGATCTATCTCGATCTCAAAGAGTTTTGGAATTTCGACCTCGTCAGCTTCATCGCTGGCGAGGTCTTTTCCAGTATCCCCTTGATCATCGCCATGATCCGGAACCTCCCCGAGGGAGCACGCTTCACCGCGGCCATGTCCGTGGACAGTGTCGATGAGGCCGACATTTTCGAGCCCGATCCCCGCCGCGAGGCGATCTCGGACCACCGCGTGTGGACCATGGACCGGCGACTGCAGGCGACAGAAATCAACGCCACATATTCCCTCATTGCCGTGACCGGCAACTGGGGCAAGGAAGGTCCTCCGGACTTCCCGGTGATCGGGCCGGCCGCTTGGCAGCCCGCAGCAAAAGAGTCGATGGATCTCAAAGACAACTTCGACGTTCTCAGAAAGATGGGGTGGCCAGGTGGCTGATCTGAAACTTGTCGGCGCTGTCGCTATCAAGGTGCGTCCGGACGCCAAGGGCTTCCGCAAGGAAACCGAAGCCGAGGTCTCAAAGGAACTTGCCGGCTACTCCAAAGACATCAAGGTCACGGCCAAGGTCGAGGCCGACACTTCCGAGGCGAAGAGGGACGTCGAGAAGGCCGAGAAGGAGATCGAGAAGAAGGTCATGAACCTTCGGGTCGGTCTCGACTACGACTCGGTCGTCCGCGCGCAGAAGCAGCTCGACAAGGCACTCAACCGCCTGAACGACGAAATCATCACCATCGACTTCGACGACGACGGAACCATCGAGGCCGCCGAAGCCAAGCTCGAAGCGATGAAGAAAAACGCCCGGGTTGAGATGGACTTCACCCCGGACGAGAGGGGCTTCCGCGCCGTCCTGGCCAAGATCGAACAGATCCGCCGGGAGAAGATCACCAAGCCCGTCGAGTTCGACACCGACGACGAGTCCCTGAACCGCCTGGAAGCGGCGGCCCTAAAGGCGCTCCGCGAGACGGCCACCGTCAAGGTCAGCTTCACCAATGACCGGACCTCCATGCTGGCCGCGCTGGAGCAGATCAAGGCCGAGCAGGCCAAGCTCAAGAAATTCGAGTTCGACGTCCTGGTCAACAAGAAAGGCCTCAAGGGCGCCCGTCGAGACATCGAGGAAGTTCTCTCCAAAACCCCGGTCGAGCTGAAGGTCAACTACGACGACCAGGACTCCCTGAAGGCGACCCGCCGCCGGCTCAAAGAGATGCTCAACGACCTCACCGCCGAGACCGTCAAGGTCAAGGTCGACGAGGCCAGCCTGAAGGCGGAGCTGGCGAAGATCGACGCCCTGATCAAGACCGAGAAGCCGACGGTCGACGTCAAGGTCAGGACGGAGCTGCAGCCCGCCAGCTTGGCCAAGGCCGTCGCCGAGATCGCCATCCTCACCAAGAACCAGACGGTCCGGATCTTCACCCGGGTAGACACCGGGTCACTCCTCCTCGCCGCCGCCAAGCTCACCGGCCTGCGGGCCGCCAGCCGATGGACCGAAGAACTCGCCCGGTCGATCGGCACCCTCGACCGCAACCTGCCCATCGTGGCCGCCGCTGTACTCACGCTCTCCACCCTGGCCTCCGGCGTCCTGTCGGTCACCGCCAACATCTTCTCTCTCGGCAACGGCATCGGCGAAGTCGTCCGCATGGCCGGCCTGCTGGGCCCGGCCATGATCCTCGGCCTGGGGTCCACGATGCTCATCCTGCAGGCCGTGTTCAAGGACTTCGGTGCCGCCATCCACGGCATCGACGCAGCCTTCAAGCGCCTGCCGCCTGCCGGCCAGGAGGCGGCCAAGACCTTCCGCACAGTCTTCGCCGCCGCCCGCGAAAGCATCTCCAAGGAATTTTGGGACCGGGCCAGCGATTCCATGCTGCGCTTTTCCAAGACCGCCCTGCCGGCCGTGTCCGACGGGCTGGCCAAAGTCTCCGGATCGCTCGGCGGGGTCTTCTCCGGCCTCCTCGATTCCTTCTCCCGGCTGACCGAGGAGAGCGGCGTGGCGGTCTTCTTCGGCAACCTGTCCCGCGGCTTCGACGTCGCCCAGACCGGCCTGGCCTCCTTCATGAACGGGTTCAACACCCTGGCCGTGGTCGGATCCAGCGTCTTCCCCCGGCTCGGCCGGGCCTTCGAGCAGTGGGCCGGCCGGTTCGACTCCTGGGTCCAGCGCCTTGCCGTCGACGGCACTCTGAACCGGTGGATCGACCGGGGCATCCAGGGGCTCAAGGATCTGTTCAACGCCGGCGCGTCCCTGGTCAAGGTCTGGGGCAATGTCGGCCAGGCGGCCCAGGCCGCCGGCGCCCTGACCCTGTCATCCTTCGCCCGGATGATGGCCGGGCTTGAGCGGACCACCGCCGGGGACCGCTTCCAGCGGAACATGGCGAACATCTTCCGCGGCGCCCGCGAGGCATCGGACTCCTTCCACGACGCCCTCGGCGACCTCGGCCCCGCCATGGATACCTTCTCGATCACGGTCAAGAACACCCTCTCCGGAGCAGGGAAGGCCCTGGCAGCCTTCATCGGCGCCCTCGGCGACGTGATGGCCAGCCCCCGGCTGAACGTGGGCATCACGACCTTCCTGAGCGGGATCGAATCCATGTTCAATTCCCTCCGGCCCGCCGCCGGGGCGGTCTCCGAGATCCTGATGACCTTCGGCCAGATCCTGGGCACCGTGGCCCGCGACTCGGGCCCGCTGTTCCGGAATCTCTTCCAGCAGCTGGCAGGCGTCCTGACCACGGCCTGGCGTGCCCTGGAGCCCTTCCTGCCCGGACTGGTCCAGCTCGGCACGACCATCATCAACATTTTGGGTCCCGCTTTCGCGTCCATGGCAGGCTCGCTCATTCCGTCTTTCGCCTCCGGGCTGCAGCGGATCGGCGAGGGAATGCTGCCCCTGGTCGAACTGGCGGCCGACCTCGCCGTCGGACTGGCGGGGATGATCTCCGAAATGCCGATCCGCCTCATTGCCGGCCTGGGCGCCGCGATCGTGACCCTCGGCACCTCATTCCGGATCGCGGCCACCGTCGTCCCGCTGGCAGCAGCGGCGGTGGAGGTCTTTGGCACGGCAGCCGCAATCTCGGCAGCCCGGGTCCAGCTGATGATCCCCGTCGTCGGCCTGTTCCTGGCGGCCCTGACCGGCCTGGCTGCGGCCGGCATCGCCGGCCTGGCCACCGCCCAGCGGAGCGCCACCCCCTACGCCAACGAGTACGAGACTGCCCTCCTGGCGGACGCCCGGGCAGCGAAGACCCTCGGTATCGCCGTGGGTGACGCCGCCAAGCAGGTTGCCATCAAGAACCTCAACGACTCCGGCGCCTTCGAGATCGCCAAGAAAAACGGCATCAGCGTCCAGACCCTGACCGACGCCATCTTCGGCAACGCCAGGGCCCAGGCTGAGATCCAGTCCAAAACCGACGCGGCCAACAAGGTCCTGTCGGAGTCCCACAAGGCGGCCACCCTGGCTGCCGTGGGGCAGGACAAGTGGAACATGTCGGTCAAGAACGGCCCGACCAAGGAAATGGGCGAGCGGGCAGCCGGACTCAACAAGCTCAACGAGATCCTCAACGACAACCGGGGCAGCTATGAGGCCGCCGCCACCAGCTCCCAGAACTACATGGAGGCCATGAAGTCCGCCGGCATCCCGATCGACGGGATGGTCGAGAGCCAGAAGACGCTTTCCGACCAGTCCGAAAAGACAGGCCGTGCGCTCGGCGAGGCGGCTGCCGCCTCCGCCACACTGACCGACACCTTCTCCACCAACACCGCCAAGATCGACGCCATGCGCAAGACGCTGGAGCTGCTGGCCGGCAAGAACGGCGCACTGGCAGCGGCCGAGAATCTGGGTGCCTACGCCAGCGGATTCCAGAATCTCCGGGATACCGTCGCCCCCCTGGCCGGGGAGCTGCGGAAGCTCGGCGATGCGGCCTACGGCGACAACGGGTTCCTCAATGTAGCCAAGGGCAACAAGGCTGTCCTCCAGGTCAACCAGGCCCTCGTCGAGCAGGTCAACAATACCTGGGCCGGGGCCAAGGTGGTCTACGACCAGGCCATCGCCGCGGGCAAGACCGCCCAGGTGGCTTTCCAGGAGTCCAAGGCCTTCATTGACGAGCGCAGGGGCGACTACGACCAGCTGGCCAAGGAATCCGGCCTGGCGGCCGACAGGGTCAACGGCCAGTGGGAAGCCGTCTTCGGCAAGGAATGGCTCCTCAAGATCACGCTCTCGGGCGCGACGGAGGCAGCCACCAAGGCCCAGCAGATGATCACGGCCCTCAAGGGCCAGTTCGACGGGCAGAAGTTCCAGGCCTACCTGGACGCCAACCCGGACGCGGCCCTCAAGGCCATCACGGATGCCAACGGCGCGGCCCTGGACTTCGTCAACCACGAGTGGGTGGCGCAGATCAAGGCCCTGCCCAACCAGGCTGTCGACACGATCCGGCGGCTCACCGGCATGACCCAGGCCGAATGGAACAACGGCGACTTCATGGCCACCCTCCAGGTGGCCAAGGGGGTCCCCGGCCTGGCAGCGGCCCTGCAGGACATCCGCAACGGTGTCGGCGTGCCGTTCTACGCGAACATCTTCGCCCAGCTCAACGGGGCGTCGGCACGTGCCGTGCAGATCGCGCTGATGTCCCTGACCATGCCCCGCACGGTCGCGATCAACGTCGCCTACAGCGCCACCGGCGACGTGCCCGTGGCCCGCGGCGGGCAGCGGGTCTTTGCTGCCAACGGCGGTGTCTTCAGCGGCGCCGGCGTGAAGTACTTCGCCAACGGCGGCATCGAGA